TACACCCAAAGGATAAAACGGGTCATCGCTCATAGTATAAATATCGTTTTCATTTTCTTGACTGATAACTATTGTGTAGCGGTCAATTGTTTTTCCGCCGTTGTCATATACTTTAATCATATTTATTCACCACCTTTTTATTTTTTATCAATAACATCGTCATTCCAATAAGTATATGTGTCAATTAAATCTCCGTGTCTATAAAATATGTCAACTATTACTCCTTCTTTAGTTTCTATTGCTTGAACAGCATAATGAGGAGTATTCAAAATTACTCTATCTTTTTCAATAAATTTGTTTCTCGCCTGTTTATTTACCATCATATTTATTCACCACCTTTTCAGTGCTTCTTTTCTATTCTTTCCCCATATTGCCCTATGTTCGTCAAAAGCCACCCACCCGTTTTTTCTTTTAACGGTAGGATAACCCCTGCTGTCTTCTAACATAAAATAATACATACTTTCCACCGGATAACCATAGCCAGCCCCTTCTTTCCTCCAATAGTTGAGTGCTTTTTCTCTTTTTCTTCTTGCTATCTGATGATATTCTTTTACTTGTAATAGTTTCATAATTCACTTCCTTTACTGTCAGTCCTGTCAGTTAATTCCTTATCAGAGGCTACCAATTAAGATAGCCAATGATAAAAAATCATTCTTCTTGGAAAGCATTCCATACCTCTTGCCAGTCAACATCATCTAAAGCGTGAAGAATGAAATCAGAGAACATTCCCTTTGTTAATAGTTTCATTTCCTCGGCCCAATCTTCAACCGTTTCTTTTAAAACATCGGATGTTTTACAATTCTTTGCCATTTCAGAACTTTCCTCATCATTGCTTAGCCATAAATGAGCAGTCCAAGTAGCTCGATTTTTCCATCCTTGATATTTAGTCATTTTTTATCACCTCCTCTTTTTCGAGTATTGATAAAACATATTTATCCTCTGGTGTTAAATTAACCGGAAAGAGAACATCAAGCGAAGAAGGTTCAGTATTAAATGAACGGTCTAACTCCGAAGCCCTAAAGTGGTATCTATCATTAGTTTCAATCATTAACTAAATACTAGCATAGTCATTAGTCATTGTCAAGTATTAATTCAATGATATAATGTAAGTATGCCTAAGATCAAAGTCACCAAACGTAATCCCTATGGATTATCAACCAAACAACGCCTCGTAATTGAAGATATGCTCCACGATGTCGAAATGGGTCGAGGATTAAAACCCGCCAAAAGCACTCAAAAAGTTTATCCGGTTAAAAATAGCAATGTCGCCCAAAGTATGGCGATTGAAAACCTAGATAGGCAAAATTTTCGCAAAGCATTAATTGATGGTCTAACAAAACGTAAGATAATAGGTAAAAATAGTAAGATTGAAAAACGATTATCACAAGGCCTAAATGCCAAAACCGGCAAGAAAAAAGACGATTATAACATAAGGCTAAGTTATGCCCAGGAAATAAATAAAATTGTAGGAGTATACAGCCCCGCAAAAACAGAAAACAAATCATTAAATCTAAATGTAGATATATCCAAAGAAGAATTAGATAGTAAGATAAAAGACCTTCAGAGTCAGCTAGAATAAGGTTATATATTTAAGGCTAGGTTATAATTAAGACTAAGTTATACATTTGAGGCTAGGTTATACTCACACTCTCTCACATTTACACTCACCAAATGCCCCTAAAACGCCCTAAAATATAAAAGTGGTACCTTTATACCTCTAGAATGGGTATTGATATATAGTTGTAGTATCCTATAATTATTACATAGCACCTATAGCATATGCTAGGCACAATCTGAGGCTAAATAGTTGAGTATAATATGGATTATACTCAGTCATAGGGGGGGTATATAGTCGATGGGATTTGAAACTGGAAATTAGGTGTATTACAGCAAACATAATCGTGATATTTTTTTCTAGAATTGCCTTGTTACTACACAAGTGTTGACAGATATTAATAAATGTGTTAACATAAGTGTATGAAAGAAGTCAGTTTAAGAGAATTTCAACTTAAAGCTAGCCAATATTTAGATAAGTTACCTATCATTCTTACTCGTTATAACAAGCCTGTGGCGTTTGTGATTAAACCTACTGTTGACACAAATGTTAGCACTCCCCAAAAAAGTGTTGTAACTTCTCAAGAAAGTGTTAACACAAGATACGGTTATTGCGAACAGCACTTTGAGAAGGGTGTTCAGTATCAGCTTACCCAAGTTAGATTTACTGACTCCAATGGGGATAGCGAAGAGAAATGGGTTTGCCCTTCTTGCTTAAAGAGTATGGAAAGATTTGCTAAAGAAAAAGGAGGGAAAGTTGAACGAATGTAGTTTTACTACTAATTGGTCAGATGATTAAATTTTTGGGAGAGTATTTTGAACCAAAAGAAAAACGCAGAGGGGGCACTATTGATTTTAATGCTGTTGATAGACTGTGTGATGGTCTCTGGCAAGCAACTAAAGAGATATTAGAAAAATGAAATATAAAAGAAGAGACGATATTTTTACGATTTCTGCTATTTTTGACCAAATTATAGAATATGCCTATAAACACAAAAGATTGCCTAAAACGATATATTTGCCACCTGAGGAATATGTGTATTTGCCATATCTTCTTAGTTCAGATAAGTTGGGTTCAGAATGTTATCAGTTTATGGGCATACCAATTAAAATGTATTTTGATAAGCAAAATAAAAAATTTAATTATTAAAAATGATTATTAAATTTATTCTCTATTTTTTAGGATCCTGGTTAGCGTATATGATTTTTATAAGTATTTTTGACCAATGAGGTATTATCTTGTCTTGGAAAGCGAAAGGAAGAAAAAGGGCTATTCGTTTAGTGCGATAGGAAATTTTATCAGCCAAGATAAGCGGTTCACGAATAAGGAAATTAAAGATGGCGTTAGGTGGATGATTTCTCCCCTAGCAATCAAGGAATTAAGAAGCGGTGGTAAAATGATTTTAAGTATGGAGAAGAAATGAAATTATCTACAATTAAAACTTTAACCAAGAGTTTATTGGGAGTGTCACAGAGAGTGAGGATTTTGGGATTTTATAAGGGAATACCAATATTACACGACCCAAAACACCCCGTTCCTGATGGAATAATGTATTTTATAAACAAAAATTATCTTAAGATTAAGTGAAATTAGGTAAAAAAGGCAAAGAGTGGATTAAGGCCAGAAAACGATTAAAGGAAGAATATTTAGAAAAGGGGATTACTGTTTGCGAATATTGCGGTAGTAGCTGGGCCCTATCGTTCCACCACCTAGATAGAAGGTCTAGTGGGAGAGCTAAGCACACCTTCAAAGATACTCGGCTTCTTTGTGCTAAATGCCACGACCGAGTTCATCGTGGAAGAGATGTGGAAAAGTTTAACGAGGAGTTGAGAAAATTAAGATGAAAGATTATTGTATTGCTTGCCAAAAACCATTGCAGAAATTAAAATTAGGTAAAGACTTTATTACTGTTTTAATCTGCACTAACCATAAGTGTAACCGAATGGGACTATTAACAGTAGTAAGTGTAAGAAAGGAGGTGGAGAATGAAATACGAACCAAAAGTACTAATAAACCGGACAGGAAAAAGGGTTGAGTTTTTGTGTGGTGGGCGAACCTATATTTTTGAGGTTGGAGAGAAAAAACCACTTGATGGCTTCGCTGCTCATCACGCTCTTAAACAGGTCAATACTGGTTTAGAAGAATATATAGAGGAAGATTATACAGAGAAGAGAAAACCTGATTATTCTGAAATGAGTTGGGCGGAGTTAAGGAAACTAGCTAAAGAAAAGGGTTACAAGGTAGGGATGAGCCGAAAGGAAGTAGTTTCCCTTTTAGAAAGTGCCTGACACTCAGCTTGAACTCTATCGCAGTCTTTTAATCAAGAAAAAGTTAAGGGGATTAGATGACCTCTACTTTTTTAATAAATATATTATTGAGGATAATCGCCCCGAAAGGCAGAAATTTCTTGTTCCCCACGTCCATGGCCAATGGGCGAGTTGGTTTGCCAGCTCTGCCTCTCGAATTAGATTGATACTCGTTCCTCGCTCTACCTTTAAAACCTCTTTTTTTACAGTCGGTTGGTCGCTTCAACAAATAGCTAAAAACAGGAATGTTCGTATTTTAATTGCCAACGCTACGCTAGCTAATGCCCAAAGAATGGTCGGAGAAATCAAAGAACATGTTCAAAAGAACGAAACCTTTAGACTTCTCTATGGAGATATGTATGATAAACGGCTTAAATGGAATGAAGACGAGTTGGTAGTTAAAGGCAGAGACAGGGGGATTAGAGAAGCAACCGTTACTGCTGTTGGAGTGGGGGGAAACTTAGTTTCACAACACTATGATGTGATTCTGGCAGATGATTTAGTCAATTCTGAAAATTCAGCTACTCGTTATCAAGCTGACAAGGTGATTGATTGGTGGCGGAAATCTCTTTCTCTCTTAGAGCCAACGGGAACAAACTTAATAATTGGAACTCGCTGGAGTTATTACGAACTCTATTCTTATTTATTAGATGAAATGAACAACAAGGTAGATAGTTATGTTCGGGGAGCTTACAATTCTGATGGTTCATTCTATTTCCCTGAGAGATTTAATGAGAAAAAGCTAACAGAACTAAAAGAACTCCACGGCTCCTACATTTTCAGTTCGTTTTATCTCAATAATCCTGTCGATGTTGATATGGCTCTAATTAAAAAATCAATGATTAAATATTATGATGAAGCCCCCGATAATTTAGAAATCTTCACTTGTATCGACCCCGCTATTTCTCAAGGGACATCAGCTGATTATACTGCCATAGTGACAGTAGGTATTGACTGGCAGAACAACTGGTATGTGCTAGAAACAAGGAGGGGTAAATGGACAGTTGGAAGAATGATAGAAGAAATCTTTTCTGTCTATAAAAGATGGCAACCAACTACAATGAGTATTGAAGTTATTGGCTTGGCTCAGGCTCTTTTGGATTCTATTCACACCGAAGAAGAAAAAAGAAATCAGTTCCTTCCTTTAACGGAAATTAAAGCTAGAAATGCTGTAAATAAGGAGCGAAGAATTAGGGCAACTTTGCAGCCGAGGTTTGAGAATGGTAAAATATTTATTAAGAGAGATATGAGTGATTTGGAAGATGAATTAATTCACTTTCCTAAATCTAAGCACGATGATTTAATCGATAGCATGTCCGATATTGCTGAGATAGGCTTTGCTCCTGGTAAGGAAGAAGAAAAAGAACCAGAGCCTAAAAGTAAATTATTAAGAAGATTACAAGAAAAATTTAATAGAAAAAAGATTTATGTTGACCCAGTTTTGGGTGAAAGATTTTGATGATATATATAATAATAATCGCCATCGCCGAGTTCGCCTATATTGTTTACCAGGATTTTCTTAACCGCAAAGAAAGAGAAAAACTTCAAATGAAATTAATGAGTAGGGATGTTATTGAGTACAAGGAAGCGACTGAACCCAAACCTGAACCCGCTGAAAGTGAAGAAAGTCCCTACAGGCCAATAGATGAGGTAAATACAGAAAAACTTTTAGACGCAGATGATAATTTATGAGTATTAAACTGAATTCTCACGGAAAGTTGTGGAAAAATGCCAGTGATAAGGAGAAAATTGCTTATTGTGAAGAACTCTTAACTGACGCTAAATCCGCTCGTCGTAAATCTGATTTTGAGTGGTATTTGAATAAAATGTTCATTGATGGTCAGCATTACGCTGCCTACAATACCGTTACTAACACCATAGAGCGTCCGCCCCGAAAGAGAGGAGAAGTGAGAATAGTGGTCAATAAGGTTAAATCAGCTAAGAGAGCTATTTGTAATTATTCTACTCGCCACCATCCGAAATGGTCACCCGTCCCTGGCGATACTGATGAGGAAACGATTACCAATGCCCGCCGTTGTGGGAAATTTTTAGATTATCTTTATCGTAAACTCCATTTAGAAACAATGATTAGCGGGGCAGTAGATGAAGCTTTAGACACATCCGTTGCTTGGGTAGAAGTAGATTGGGATGATGAGGCTGATGATGGGTTGGGAGAGGTAAAAATCAAATCTCATGATTCTTTTGATATTTGGTGCGACTCAGAGGCAGAAATATATGCGGGTAAAGTTGTTGGTCGGTTTATCGCCAAGACTGTTAAAAGGCCACTAGATGAGATTGCTTCTGATAAGAGATATAACAAAAAAAATCGTACTAAGGTTGGCGAAGATGATGAATTGGCAGTTTCTTCTCTCAAGGCAAGGCTTATTCGTAAAAGACGGGGAACACAAGATAAGAAAATCAAAAGAGCAACTGTTAAAGAGTTTTTCCTATGGGAAGATGAACCCAACGAAAAGAAGGGGAATATTCGTTTGTTTACCTATGCTGGCAATGAGGTTCTAAGAGAAGAAGCGTTAGACAAAAAAGAATATCCTATTTATTTGCTTCAAATTCCCCTTGATCCACTTCGTATTTACCATCGTTCCTGGGTAGCAGATGCCATTCCTCTAAACAAAGCCCTAGATAGGTCGGTTTCTCAGAAGATAATGTATGTCAATCAAGCTTTGGTTTATCGGATAATCGCTGAAGTGGGACACGGAGTAAAAACAATTACTAATGAAAACGGTGAAATTATTGAGGTTAGTAAGGGTAGAAAGTTTGAGCAAATGACACCTTATCCTCTACCCCAAACTGTTGATTCTCTCTCGGCTCAATTATCTTCTTATATTGAGGACGATATGGGTTCTCACGATGCGGCACTTGGACGGTTACCAGCAGGAGCGAGGTCGGGGAAAACCCTGGAAGCCCTCCAAGCGGCTGATTCCAATAATCTGGCAGGGATTAGAATGGCTTTAGAATCCTTTTTAGCAGTTTTGGGTAAGGCTATCCTCAATATTGTAGCTGAAAAGTATGTTGCTTCACGAGTAATTAAGATTACTGACCCAGAAGAAGTAGAGGGTGAAAGAACGGACTATTTAAGAGTGGTAGGAAAGTCAGGAACAAAGAGAAAGGGGGCAACAATAATTACGGGGGAAGATGAACTAATAGTAAAGATTGGTTCTTGGCTTGGATATACCCAAGAAGCCCAAAGGGAAACTTTACTAAAGTTGGGCGAAGGTGGAGTTATTCCTGCTGAAGAAGTCTTGCGACAATTTGAATTCCCCAACATTGAGGAATTATCTAAAAAAGCTAGAGAGCAGAGATTAGAGCAACACGCTTTAGACGCCGAGATAGCAGGCAGAAACCAACAGGGTGGGGCTGGAGGCCAAGCAGGGGGGATAGATATGGCCGCTTTAGCCGATAAAGAGAATACCCAAATGATGAATGGCGAACCTCTGCCTCCTACTGAGGGAGCAGATATGATTCACACCCAAGCACATATGGATTTTACTCGCACTAATACTTTTGCTCAAGCTCCAGATGAGATTAAACAAATTATCGCTCAGCATATTCAGGGCGAGATGCAAGCCCTCGGAATAGGGGGTGGGCAAAGATGACACTTCCGAATTCTACTCAGCAAAGGATGAGCGACCAGTTTGTTGAGGACGCAAATGGAAAAGTTGCTGTTAGAACTCTACCCACAGGAGGGGCTACTTCTGCAAAGCAAGATGATATTTTAACCGAGCTAGGACAGAAAACTGAACCTTCTGATACCCAGAAGGTTGAGGAGCAGGAGGTTGTGCCCACAAATGGTTCTAAGAACAATCCCTCCTATGCCTTGACCTACACCTCTGACGAGCTAACCCAACTGGATATGACTATTGGTGGCACTACTTTTAGACGGACGCTTACCTGGACAGACCATGCGGTAACAGCTATTAGTAATTGGTCGGAAGTATGATATGTCATCTTTAACCGTCCCCTTTTTAGATTTACTTGATAACAAACAAGGATTAGCACTATTCCAATCTAATCAACTGGACATTAGGTACCTCAACCTCTCTGGCTCTAATGC